CAAACGTAGGAATATTAGTCACAAAAGAAGTCTCTGTGTTCTCTGTGTAGTCCTGTATAGCCTGTGTTAACTCTGTATAGTTCATTTGAACTTATCCGTTTCTACTAAAGTTGCCGCCTCTAACAGCCTTACCCATACCCTTACAGGAACCACCTTTTTGCATATATCCCATCTTGTTGCGAACAGCCGTAGGTAGTTTCTTCAAACCCGTATTACTTTCAGGAACCGACTTAAGACTTCCACCCTCTGCTGATTTCTTGGTAGGTCTTATTTTAGGTCTTAAAGAAGTGGCCTTTGGTCTTGGCTTTGGTCTAAGAGATGCAGACGGAGCAGAGCTAGATTTTTTAAGTTTTCTCTCATTGTCTATTACTTCTTTAATTTTATTCAATCCAGACTTAGCACCTCTAGCAGCGGCTGCGGGTAAAAAGCTGCCTCTTAAAATTTTTTTACCTGCACTTTTTATATTATCAACCATCTTTTTAGTGCCACGCACTCTTGGTTTGTTTCTACCTTTTGTTGCCATCTTACCCTCCAAAAAGTTCAATTGAACTTATTTTAACATGTTTAAATTTTCAAATCTACCGTTAAGGCGTGTTGACCTGACCTCCCATACCACTGTGATTAGCGCAATAATAGTACAGAGTTGGTGCGCCTACAGCCACCGTGATCATAGTATATGCTCCTGCATTTCCGGGTGTTCCATTGTAGGAAACATTTGTTGTGTACTCTACTCCACTAGAATGAGTTCCGTCTGAAGTCGTTGATAGCTTTAAAGGATGACCACTATTACTTGAATCTGACTGATCAAATATATAAGTTTTTCCTTCTTCCATTGTTCCTGTAGGTGCTTGAACTCCGTTGAGGTAAAATTTATTTCCACCACCATATCCTGCACTCGCTACTGTAACGTAAAGAACACCCTCAACATTAGTTGATTCAGTGGTGCTACCTGCAGTTGCTGTAGCAGAAGAACCAGTAACAGCAACAACTGTATCTAAATCACCTGTTATTGTAACGGTTCCCACATTACCTACAGCTTGAGATGGCGCAACTGGAGCTGCAGTGAATGTAAGCGCTGATACCGCACCAACAGATGTTGTGGCAGATACGCCTGTGGCGTTTATCAAGCCCTCATCAAAGCTTACAGAGACCCTACCAACAGATCCTGTCATAAATTGAGCAGGGTTCCATACAGGAGAAAACCCAAACAACTGTCTGCTTTCTTCTAAAGACCTATCTGGTCTAGCGTGTGCAAGACTTTGAGGGTCAAATATTCTAACCCTGCCCAAAAAGTTTTGAGGATGATCTCCGTCAGAAACGTCTCGACCAACTCTTAAACCAGTCCTTACGCCATTCTTGAACTCATCAACAAGCTCATTCAGTGGATACCTGAAGCCTGTTCTGTCACAGAAACCATAAGCATATTTGGCTCTAGTAGTTGTCATCCACCACCTAATATAAATGTGTTATATGGCACAAACTTAATTGATGCTGTTTCAGCATCTTCACCTGCCGCAAGCTCGAACTGATACTCATACTCTTGTTTTAAAGGCACAACTCTGGCTATTGCTTCTGGTTTTTTCATAGCTATTTGGTACGCAAGACCTGCAACAAGACACGGAACAAACCTAGGCGGTATAGTCGCTGTTGTGCCAACTCCAGACGACAATCCATCTATTCCCTTTAATCTATAGTAAGCTAATGTATATGTAGCATCTGGAACAGGCCATAGAGTTACTTTTGTCTCTGTAGCAAGTCTTTGTACATATATTTGACTAGGTTTTCCTGTAGTGTTTTTATTAGATTGAGCCGCATAGGTAGATACAGATATACGCTGCAGTGCAGTATCTATTTGATTTGTGCCTGTTCCAGTCCTTATTTGATGCTCTATAACATCAATAGTGTCTACAGGCATAGTGTAGGTAGAAGTGCCTGAAGCTACATTTAGAGTTCCCTCATCTATAGTGAAAAGATTAAGTCCTCTGTTCTGCCACTCAAGCAACATGATATTAAGGCTACGTCTAGCTGTTCGAAGATCGTAGCCTGTGTTTAGCTCTAAGCCCGCACGTTCATACGCTTCTTCAAATATCTCAGGTAAATCTGGTGTAACGACTGCCATTTTATCCTACCGTTTCTTGGCTTTAGAGTTTCTAGGAAAGCTCCTGTTTCTAGCCTTTGTTTTCATCTTTAGGTTCTTTCTAGAGTTATCACGCGGATTTCCGTTCTTATGATCAACATCTTTTCCATCACCTTTTTTTGCTTTACCTGCGCTCACCATCTTAGATCGTGCTGTATTCCTAGATGCTCTTCTCTTCTTCTGTTTAGAAGAAGAATGGTAGTTGTCATATTCTTTTCGATAATTACGAGGCATCTATCTATAACTTCTTGTCTTCTTTGCTATCTTTTTTGGCTGTCTAACATGTTGCTTACCTGCCTTCTTGCCTTTTCTCTTAGCACGGGAGGTAGCCGCATATTCGGCAGAGCTAAGGGATTTTATGGCTGCGGAAGGCAGGTATCTCTCACCAGTAGCCTTTTTACCTTGCGTAGATGGTTTACCGCTTTTGGTGCGCCATTTTTGCTTAGTCCAGTTCTTAAGGCTTCTTTGTGACTTTTTAAGCGGCATTACTTTTTCTTTGCTTTGCCGCCACGTTTCATAGCCATAGGCTTTTTAGCCATACCGCCACGCATCATTTTCTTTCCGCCACGCTTCATAGCCATTGGCTTCTTTTTCATTGCTCTAGGTTTCATAGCCATCGTCTAGTCTCCTTTTCCTGTTAACGACTAACTCTTCATACTCTTCATCAGGGTACACATCATAGTAACCCAAAGTATGCAACTTGTCACTTGCTCGAACCACTTGTTCGAGGTCTTGTATAAACACCATGCAGTAGTGCTTATCTATTGAACTTTCCCAATCATTATCTGTTAGAAAGTCTAAGTCTGCGTCCTCAGCTCCATAATCAGGATGGAACTCCATACAGTGAAGAGTATTAAATAGTATGTTTAAATTTGATACATACTTGTTAAATTTTGATATTTTTGGAATATTATACGATGCAACAACAATAAGTTCTTTGTTTAAAAGAGAGAAATCTGAACAATATCGCAAGCTGTCTGCATATATGTCGTCTGTTTGAACGACTAAAACCTTATCTTTTTCCCAAGCATTTTTAGCATAAGGACATGGTGGAAGACCTTTTAAGCTTGAGTTTGGCACTTCTAGAACCTCACTCGACCAACTTTTAAGATCTTTCTCTATTTCGCTCATTAGTTTCTATAGCCCCCACCTGCTTTTTTATAAGCTTTAGCCATCATTTGAGCTTTTCTGGCTGACCACTGACCCGGAGCGCCACCCTTACCACCTGCTTTTATTCTATTGAATATACTTTTTCTAAGACTTGGCTTTGTATAGTTACCTGCCTCGTTGACACGACTTTTAGACTTTTTCTTAGGACTGCCGCCTTTACCCATACGAATTAGCTCTAAGTCTTTTTTGTCATCGCCAGTAGACATCATGCGCCCACCGCCCTTTGCAGCAGGAACTGGTTCTTGCATTCTCATTTGCTTCTTTTTCTTTTGCTGTTTTGCAAGCATACCTGCAGGACTAAAACCTGCACTTGCTAGTTTACCAAAAGCACCTTCACCTGAGATCATTCCATACAAAGGACTAATGCTACCAAGAATTTTGCTGCCACTTTTTTTCTTAACAACTTTTTTCTTTTTCATCTTACCCGACCTTATTTGTTTACCCATATTTGCTCTTGAAATAGTCACCTAATTGTACCTTTGGTTTTACCCCTAGCGGCAATACCATCGCCCCTAACTCTGCCGCCCCTTTTCTTTTTGTTGACTTTTCCACCCTTTTTAAACTCTTCCATTCCATCTTCCATCATTTCCATAAGATTTTTTTCTCTTAACTTAAGGGTTTTCATTTCTTTGGCGGTAATTTTAGGATCGCTCATTTTTCTACTTAAGTAATTTAATCTTGAGAAAATGCTGCTTGCGCCCGGTCTTTTCATTGTTTCTGCCATGTTAACACTTCCATCTCTTCCTAGCCTGTCTTAGACGGCTGTTTGGATCTTTTGCTGCTTTTGGAAACTTCTTCATCTGCCCTGCAGATCTAGCGCAGAAAGACTTACGTCTCTTTGCGGCCTTACTGCCCTTCTTAACTTTACCAGTAACAGCAGTTTTGAGCTTAGAACCGGGGTTATCCCTACGGTACTTAGCTACACCTTTAGCGGTCATACCCGCACCTTTTTTGGTGGGGCGTTTTTGCCCCCCCTTGATGGAGTGACCCTTCATAGTTCCTTTACGAGCAGCCATAACATCAGTTATAGAATATTGTTATAGCTGTCAGTGCCGTAGCAGTAGCTACATGAATATCACTAACTCTAATCCCATCATCTGGGATGTTGACGGCATGAACGTCAGAGGCTTTTAGATCTAGATCTAGAACTGTAGCTCCACCGTTACCGTCTGAGATAGTCAATCGAGGTGTACCCGATCCTGATAAAACATGTATCTGCCGTATGCGAGCAGGGCCAACTGCGAGTGAGCCTGTTCCTGTGACACGCTTTGCCTGTACATCACTAGACATAGCTTACCCCTTTTTCTTAGGGCGACCACGCTTTGCAACAGGTGCTTCTTCCCACGCCTCATTTTCAGGAGTGTTCGGATCATCTGCTTTAAGCGTTCCATCGCTGTTTCTTGCGCGAACTTTTTTAGTGTTAGTCCAGACTTTCAGTGGATTACCATCTGCGTCTAATCCACGAGCCGCTAACTCTTCCGCGCTTGGTGCTGCAAATCTACTCATGTATCACCTATGAAGCAGAAATTGTTGCGCCTGTATCTGAACGCTTAAAGTTTGTGCCATCAGAAAAAGCCAAGATAGGGCTTCCTGCTGCTCCGTTTGAGACAAAAATTAGTGTTCCTGCACCTGAAGCTGAAGCAGATGGTGCTGAAGCTACGGTGAATGTTGGAAGTTTAATGTCGCCCACAAAGCCAGAAGTGGCTGTAACTGGGCCTGAAAATGTAGTTGATGCCATAATATATACCCTTTGCACAAGGTTTTGCCTAGCAGTCTGTGCAACGTCAGGTCGGGGAGTGTCCTGTCTGCAAGGCTAATGTTGCCCCTAAAAAGATCATAACATAGTTTTTTAAAAAAGAAAGGGGCAACTCCTGCAAGCTGCCCCTATTTACTGGGAGAAGTAAATGTCCCCTTGGGAGGAACACTTCCCCTATATCACAATTTATGCGCCCGGTGAACCAAAAATTCCTAATGGATCTGATACACCAAAGGAATAACGCTCACGAGCTTTGTATCGAACATTACCTGTATCGAAATCTCCATCCATAGATGTTGCCATAGTGGTACGCTCGAAGTGCTTCATACCATTTGGAATATCTGTTGTGATGAAGAATGCATCTGTGTCCGTTAGATAGTGATTCACACGGTAGCCTTCAGGGATTGATCCATTTGAACGCAATGCGTTTGTATCGTTATCCGCTGTACCTGTGCGAAGCTCTGTCTGTAGCAGTCTTGTTGCCACGAACATCAATGCAGGTGGAACGATAAGCTTACGAGGGCGAGCCGCGATCAATAGGCCACGTTCGTCTGTGAACGCTGCAATATCGATAACTGCTTGCTCTAGTGAAGTTTCGTTCAAGTCTGCATTAACTGCAAGCTTGTTAGCGTTCGTACCGCCGCCCAC